CGCCAAATAAATAAAGCCCGCAAAGCATCTGAACTACATACTACTGAACAACAAAAAGAATTAGGTTTTGTTCGTCAAATGTATGGAGTAGCAGCAAATGCTGATGCAGGGATTTAATGGCAAAAATAGATAAGTCACAATACACTAAAGCAGAATGGAAAATACTAAAAGAACAAAGACGCCAAGATAAGCGTCTTAAACTTTTAGCAAATACTATTGATGTTGATAATACATCTGCACAAGATACTGCATTTGTAATTGGAAACGGTAAAAGTAGACTTCCAGTTAATTTAGAACAAATAAAAATAAAAGGAAAAGTATATGCTTGTAATGCAGTGTATAGAACTTTTCAGCCTGACCATTTAATAGCAGTTGATGTAAAAATGGTTTTAGAAATTAACAAAGCAGGCTTTCAAAATAATAATGCTGTATGGACTAATCCTAACAAGTCGTATCAACGTATACAAAATTTAAATTTCTTTAGTCCTAGTAAAGGCTGGTCAAGCGGTCCGACAGCGTTATGGCTTGCAGCACAACACAGTTACAAAACAATATACATTTTAGGTTTTGATTATAGAGGCGAAAACAAAGGCCAGCAGTTTAATAACATATATGCTGATACAGCAAATTATAAAAAATCAACAGATAGTGCAACCTTTTTTGGAAACTGGATGCGTCAAACAACTACTGTAATACGTGAAAATCCAGAAATAAACTTTAAAAGAATTATAGCACACGATAACTATATTCCAGATGAGCTAAATAAATTTAACAACTTAGAACATATTTTGATTGATGATTTTATTAAAATTTTCAATCTATCCTAATATTTTCATAAACTAGTCGTTTTTAGCCTATATCTACGTAGTTTTTCGCATAAGTAGTAAATACAAATGACAGCCTTACCATAGGTAACAACTTTATAGGAGAATGAAAATGGCAGATCGCAATAAATTTGAAGAAATGCTTGAGCGTCTTATCAACGAAGATAAGGCAGGCGCTGAAGAGCTATTTCACGAGATTGTAGTAGAAAAGTCGAGAGACATCTACGCAGGAATTTTAGAAAATGATTTAGAAGAAGTAACCGACGAAGAAGTCGACGAAGCAACTGATGAGTCCGATGAAGAAGTTGATGAAGCTTCCGATGACGAAGTTGATGAGTCCGATGAAGATCTTGACGAAAACTTTGACTTAGAAGAATTTGAAGTCGAAGCTGACCCAATGGGCGGCGATGCAGCAGACGATATGATGGGTGACATCGAAGCGTCTATGGACGGCGACGAAGAAGGTGAAGAAGATGAAGGTGAAGAAGACGGCGATGTTGAAGACCGTGTTGAAGACCTAGAAGATGCACTAGACGATCTTAAAGCTGAATTTGAAAAAATGATGGCTGGTGACGATAGTGAAGAAGGATCCGACGACGAAGCTGATAGTGATATGGGCGACGAAGAAGGTGAAGAAGAGGCTGATGAGTCTCAATACTTTGGCGAAGCAGACAAAGACGAAGATGAAGATGAAGATGAAGTTGAAGAAGCAACTGAAGAAGATGAAGTTGAAGAATCAAAAGAACCTAAGAATGACATTGAAACAATGAAAGAGTATGTCGAAAAAGTAACAGCAAATATGGGCGACAACGGTGCAAACACTAAGTCAACTTTAGCTGGTGCAAACGATATGGGCGGCGAAGCTGGAAACATAGCACAAGGTGCTGATGAAAAAGGTGGAAAAGCAGGCTCTGCAAAAGATATGTCAACTGGTAACGTAAATGTACCGGGCGGTAAAGCATCTAAGTCGATGAAAGCACAACCAAAAGGCCACGGCGCTGAGAAAAAAGGCCAAGGCGAAACTGCTGACAATAAGAAGTCATTGACCAGCAAATAATATTAAGGACTAATAGATGAACAATCTTTTACGAGAGCATTTGACGTTCGACCAGGCGAATATGGTTGTTGAGTCTACCGATAACGCTAAGGGCGGCAAAGACCTTTATATGAAGGGAATTGTTATACAGGGCGGAGTGCGTAACGCAAACCAACGTGTATATCCTGTAAACGAAATTGGTAGGGCTGTCAAAACTCTCAATGATCAAATATCTGGAGGATATAGTGTTCTCGGTGAAGTTGATCATCCAGAAGGACTTAATGTAAACTTAGATCGTGTGTGCCATATGATCACAGATATGTGGATGGATGGACCAAACGGTTATGGGAAATTGAAAATACTACCAACACCGATGGGACAACTAGTTAAAACGATGCTTGAAGCAGGCGTTAAACTAGGTGTTTCGTCACGTGGTAGCGGTAACGTATCAGAAGACGGTAGCGGCAACGTTAGCGACTTTGAAATTATAACGGTAGACGTAGTAGCACAACCAAGTGCTCCTGGAGCCTACCCAACGCCAATATACGAACATTTAATGAATGCACGTGGCGGAATGAAGGCATACGAATTAGCACAGGCAACAAGACACGACCCAAAGGCCCAAAAGTATCTTAAGGATTCACTAATCAATATGATTAGTAAACTCCAATAACGAGGAGACAATAATATGTTGGATGCACTAAAAACTCTTTTTGAAAACGATGTTGTTTCAGAAGAAGTGCGCAACGAAATTCAAGAAGCTTGGGAAACGAAACTCAAAGAGAATCGTCAACAAGCAACTGTTGAACTACGCGAAGAGTTTGCTCAAAAATACGAGCAAGACAAGTCAACGATGGTGGAAGCTATCGATACACTTGTGTCCGAGCGTTTAGCAGAAGAAATTGCTGAATTTGCAGAAGATCGCAAATCATTAGCAGAAGCCCGAGCAAAATATGCAGTAGCACAGCGTGAAAACGCTACGTTACTAAAAGGATTTGTAATGGAAACACTAACTAAAGAAGTTAGTGAACTACACGAAGATCAAGTTGTAATGGCAGAAAATTTCGGAAAACTTGAAGAATTTGTTGTTGAAGCACTTGCAAATGAAATTGCAGAATTCAATGAAGACAAGAAAGACTTAGCAGAAACCAAGGTTAAACTTGTGCGTGAAGCTAAGACACACTTCGCTAAGGTTAAAACTAACTTTATCGAAAGAAGTGCTAAAGCAGTATCAGAAACAGTTGACAAAGCTCTTAAAGGAGAAATTGGACAACTTAAAGAAGATATTGAAATTGCACGTACTAACGATTTTGGTCGCAAACTGTTTGAAGCTTTTGCTTCAGAGTACGCAGGAAGCTACTTAAATGAAAATTCAGAAACATCGAAGCTAATAAAAGTTATTGATACTAAAAATCAACAACTAGCAGAAGCTAAAGCGTTTGCAACAAAAGCTAAAACACTAGCAGAAGCTCAGTCAACTGAGAAGAAGCGTTTAATTGAAGCTGCAACACGTAAAGATGTTATGAACGAACTTACTGGACCTCTAAGCGGGGAACAGAAAGAGATTATGAAAGATTTACTGGAATCTGTCCAAACGACTAACTTAAGAAAGTCGTTTAATAAGTACCTACCGGCAGTAATTGACGGGAATACTCCAGCCAAAAAGGCATCGCTTAACGAAGGCAAAGAAATAACAGGCAACCGTGACGATCAGTCACAAACTAACGTTAGTAGACAACCAGCAGACACTAAAGACAACTTAGTTGAATTTAGACGCCTAGCTGGATTAAATTAAGGAGATAATTATGTCAGAACTACTAGAAAGTCGCTGGCAGGAGACTAAAGGTGCCCTACTCGAAGGTCTAACAGGTAATAAGAAATCTGTTATGGCTAGTACTTTGGAAAATACACGTAAGTATTTGTCTGAGAGTGCTACCGCGGGTGCTACCTCTGCCGGTAATGTCGCAACTCTAAATAGAGTTATTTTACCAGTTATTCGTCGTGTGATGCCTACGGTTATTGCAAACGAATTAGTAGGCGTACAGCCTATGACTGGCCCTGTGGGACAAATCCACACACTACGTGTACGCTATGCGGACACAGCAGGAACAGGCGCTTCTGGCGCAGTTGCTGGTGAAGAGGCTCTAAGCCCATTCAAAATTGCTGAAGCATATTCAGGTGCAACAAGTGGCAAAGCTGCCGCAACTGCTGCACAAGAAGGAACTGCTGGAAACAGATTAAGTATCCAGATTCTAAAGCAAACAGTTGAAGCGAAGACTCGTAAGTTGAGTGCTCGTTGGACTTTTGAATCAGCTCAAGATGCTCAATCACAACACGGTATTGATGTTGAAGCAGAGATTATGGCTGCATTAGCTCAAGAAATTACTGCTGAAATTGACCAAGAAGTAATTGCTTCGTTGAATGCATTAGCACCAACAAGTGACACTTTTAACCAAGCAGCAGTATCTGGTACAGCTACATTTGTAGGCGACGAACACGCAGCACTAGCTGTTATGATCAACCGCGCATCAAATGAAATTGCACAGCGTACACGTCGTGGCGCAGGTAACTGGGCAGTTGTGTCTCCACAGGCACTAACTATCCTACAATCTGCTACTACTTCGGCGTTTGCTAGAACTACAGAAGGTTCTTTTGAATCACCTACAAACACTAAGTTTGTTGGTACTCTTAACAACGCAATGAAGATCTATGTAAACACATACGCAGCAGATGACTCAGATGTACTAGTTGGATATAAAGGATCAAGCGAGTCGGACGCAGCAGCGTTCTATTGCCCATATATTCCGCTAATGAGTTCAGGCGTTGTACTAGACCCAACATCATTCGAACCAGTCGTATCATTTATGACACGTTACGGATATGTTGAGCTAAACAACACTGCATCATCTCTTGGTAATGCTGGCGACTACTTGAACAAAGTAGCAATCAGCAACATTAGCTTCAGCTAATAGTTACTTAGATAACGCACTAAAGGGCTCCTTAGGGGGCCCTTTTTTTATGACTTAAATACAGTATGAAGATTACAGGAACGCATTTAGGCATAGTAATAATGATATTGTATTTTACACTACAGTTCTATCACAGTACAGGCTTTTACCTTTTATGATAAATACTTGTGTCATTAATCGTGCCGCATATCGCGGACTTATGCAGAAATGACCCACTGCGTAAACCTAGAACGTTTTAAAGGAGAAACCAAATGGGAAGACCACTAAATAAGAAATTTTTCGGAGCACCTACAGCAGGCGGCAGCGAAATTAAAGTACAGTTTCATAACGGAACTAAATCAGTAAACGGTTATATCGTTAAGCAGCTTGGATCAAAGAAATTCCGTTGCACAGACGGCGTAGCAACAACAGATTGTCTCTTAGTAGACAAAGCAGCTGGCGCTATTGCAGCAGGCGAAATGAGTATTGTTGTTAAAGACGATGCAGGTGCTGTAAAGCAAGTTACTAAAATTTCCGCCAAGAAAGTTACACTTGACACAGGTGCAACTATTGCTTGGAACTTTAGTGATGCAACAGACGATGCATCAGTTGAGATGGAAGAAGCTGGTGATGCATCAGAAGTTGCAGCAACAGTAATTAACGCAATTACAGCAGCAGATCCAGGTGCAGTTACAACAACTGCAAACCATCTACTAGTTAACGGCGACAGAGTAAGAATTACTGGCGTAGTTGGTATGACTGAGCTTAACGGCAATGTATACACAGTTACTAAAACCGGTGCAACAACATTTACAATTGGTGTTGATACTAGTGATACTGACAACTACACTGCTTACACAAGCGATGGCGTAGTTACACAAGTTGAAGCTGGCGCAGACGTGTTTGAAGCTAACTAAGATTAGTTTGGGGGATTAATTTCCCCCTTACTTTTTAAATAGGATTTAATGAATGTCAAAATTTCTAAATGTCGACGGAGATTATAAGTTATCGGTTACATCAGGCGGGGAAATTCGCTTAGATCCCGGTGCCACCGGCACTGTTAGAATTACAGGTAATCTTACAATTGACGGCGATCAAACTGTTATTAACAGTACGCAATTAAGTATTGATGATCCGTTTGTAGTAATAAACCAAGATAATAATAACGGCGGTCAAGTAACCGGCGATGTTGCTGGCATACAAATTGATCGTGGTGCTTCAGATGCGTTTTGGGTATTTGACGAAGGTATTACTACTGCCGCTCCAGGTGCTGGTGCATTTGTAGGTAGAATTGGTAATGCACAAAACGGAAATATTGTAGGCATAAGAACTACAAGTATTAACACAGCAGGTGCAGATTTAAAACTTATAAATCAAGGCACTGGAGTTGTTGATGTTCAAGGAACATCATCTTATGAAAAGCAAATATTTACATATGTAGATGATCCATTAAACCCCGGAACTGACATAGTAGATTTTACAGCAGCTAATATTGTTAAAGTTGGATACGATGATGCACTTCTTAATGCAAGAGGTGTTGTTGATTATGTAGATGGATTCTTTGTTGGTAAATTCCAAAGTAAGATTCAAAACGATGATTCTTATGTTGCTGTACACGACACTGACGGCGGCAATGCAGTAAGTGCTATTGAATTTACAATTGACGGTAATCCAGCAGCGTTCTTCTTTAATGACAGAACAGAATTACAACATATTAGAATACAAGACACTAAAATTGAAACAACATCGAGTAACACTGATTTAATATTAAGTGCAGCTGGTACAGGTAGTGTTAAATTTGAAGACGTATTACATATCACTAAAGGACCATATACAGACGACGACGGTAGTGCCGGCGGCGGACTTCCAAACTTTGGCAGTGATGGTGACATTACTAATCCTGATGCTCCAACAGACGGTCTTAAACTTTATGTAAAAACCGAAGAAGCAGGCGGCACGGCGCTATATTTTGTAAATAGTGATACAACACAAGACGAGTTAGTAAGTAGAAACAAAGCTATACTATACGGCTTTATTTTTTAAAGAGGAAAAAAAATGGCAATACGATGCACACAAATAGGCGGCGGAACAACAGCAATACTAACAGTACCAAATGACGGTTCTGCTCCAAACGGATGGGCTGTGACGGCTATGTTATTTTGTAATACTGTTGTTAATCCGCAAGATGAAATTTATACAGATGACGGCGACACATTTTTAGAAGTACATTTTTGTGCTAGTGGAGCAGCAACCGGACCGGAAAACTTAGTTTTAAATAACATACCGATACCAGCAGGTGAAACATTTAGTTTTAATGATGAAAAAATTATTTTATCACCGGGCGATGTTATAAACGGATCTACAACATCTCCTGCTAACATTACCGCAACAGTAAGTTATATGGCAATCTAATGAGATATATTAGAAGACAAACAACAAACACACAAAGTTCTGGAATAGGGCGCGGAGTACACGTTACGCCTATTGACAAGGAAGTTATTCTTGATAGCGTAAATTCAGTAAGAGTTCCTAAAGGTCCTACAGAAAGTCGACCGAAGTTTCCTAAAAATGGACATATGCGATATAATACTGATGATAATAGATTTGAAGTATATGAAGCTGGAGAATGGAACGGCATAAGAAATGCAGCACCTTCATCATATGCTCCTATTACAGTACAAAGTTTAGGTAATGGTGATGCAAGTGAAACAGTATTTGGTCCGTTAAACAGCGGCGACCCGTTTTATCCAGTTCCGGCAGCAGCACAAAACGTTTTAGTTTTTGCTGAAAACGTTTTTCAAATTCCTATTACTAACTACACACTAGCTCAAAACCCAGCAGGCAAAGCAGCAGGCTGGTATATTGAATTTGCAAGTCCTGTTGACGCAGGCAAACCTGTAACAGTACTACATAACTTCGATAAGTAATTCTAATAAATACTGTGTCAAGGAGAATACTAAGTGGCACAAGTAGGTAGAATATCTGGACCGTTATTAGAAGCAAATCTGTTAAGACAGGGCATTGCTAACGGCACACAGGCAAATTTAAATTTTAAAAATAATGCTGGCGACCAGTCACTATTAAAAATAGACGTCACTAATGGAAGAATTGGTGTTGACGTTGAAGCTCCTGCGAACGAATTACAAGTTTCTCAAACAGTTCAAACAGTAGATCTAATTGGCGACACTGCCGGTGTTGCAAACTATACAATTTCAACTAATAATATAAATGTAGACAGCGGTTCTATCTACTTAAATGCCGGCGAACATATACAATTATCAAATTTAGAAACAGAACAGTTTTATATTACAGATAATTACATTAGTACAAATAATACAAACACAAACATCGATCTTGTACCTAATGGTACAGGCACAGTTGAAGTACAATCAAATTTAAATATATACGGAGCCCTGCACTCTACTAATAATATCACACTAGAAGGCAATATTATCTTTGGTGATACAGGTGACGATTCGACTGCATTAACCGATACAGTAACATTTGATGCTGATATAAATTCAGATATTGTTCCTAATGCAACTGACACATATACGCTTGGCAGTCTACAAAAAAACTGGGATAACATTGATACAAAGTTAGTTAACGGGCAATTATTAAATGTATCAGTTGTAAGCGTAGGCGGAATAGACCTAACTGCTCGCCCAGGTAATATTTTTTATGTTGCTAAAGATGGCATTAATACAAACGTAGGCGATCATATAAACGGAGCCTTACTGACAATTGAAGAAGCATTATCAAGAGCCGATGCAAGCACAGACGGCCCAGTAACAATTAAAATAATGCCCGGTGTGTACGAAGAAAATTTACCATTAGTAGTCCCAAATAGAGTTTCTATAATGGGCGACGAAATTCGAAGTGTTACTGTTAAACCGGCTGCTGGAAGTGAAAGCAAAGACGTATTTCATCTAGATGATAGTACAATGATTAGTAAGTTAACAATTAAAGACTATCAATACAACAGCGGCAATAATACAGGTTATGCATTCCGTTTTGCACCAAACGCAGTCATTACCAATCGAAGTCCTTACATACAAGACGTAACAATAATTACATCAGGAACAGTAACTAGTGCTAGTGACCCAAGAGGGTTTGCACAAGGCGATGCTGGTAAAGGTGCTTGGATTGACGGAGCAGAATTAAACAGTGCTAGTGTAGAAGCAAGTATGCTATTCCATAGTGCTACCTTTATAACGCCCGGCGTTGACGCAATTACTATGACTAATGGTGTTAGAGTAGAATGGCTGAATAGCTTTTCATACTTTGCTAACAGAGGGTTGTATGCAGTAAGGGGTTCTACAGGAAGAACTTCCTATGACGGAAGTACTGTTAATTACGGAGCAGAAGTACGCTCAATAGGTAGTGCAAACGTATACGGAAATTATGGCGCAGTAGCAGACGGTGCAGATACATTAATGTATCTAATACAACACAACTTCGGGTATATTGGTGCTGGAAAATTTGCTGACAACGATGACAGTAGAGCAATACAGAGTCAAGAAGTTACTGAATTAAACAGTGGTAAAATTAATTTTGTAACTACAGATCACACTGGCGGTTTTAGAATTGGAGACAATTTCTTTGTAGACTTTGAAACTGGAAATACTACAATTAATATTGATACATTAAGTGTCAATCAGTTTAATGCTCTGCGTGTAAACACAGGCGCATCTACTACAACAATAGATGGTGCATTTATTGAAACAGGCAATTTGGTTATTGCTACTAATCTTATACAATCTGATACTGGTGATTTAAATTTAGCAAGTGCTACAGGAACAATTAATCTACAAGATAATACTAATATAATTGGTACGTTAGACATTAGTAGCGACTTTAGTTTTGGCGGCTCACTAAGCATAGGTGGCAACCAAGCAACAGATAGATTAACATTTAATTCAGCATTAGATCAAGATTTTAATCCAAACCAGCACCAAACATTTGCACTTGGTTCATTTGCTAAACAGTGGCTGATTGCACATTTAGATAAATTAGAAACTCCAGACATTGAGGTTTATGATAATGTTATTGAGACTAAAACATCAAACGCAGACTTAGAATTACGTGCTAGTGGCACTGGAAAAATCCGTATTACTGATAGTGCTAGGTTTACTAATAACTTAACTATTAGTGGCACCACTAATATCCTTGATAGTATTGGTATTACCAGTGTACTACCAATTGTAGGTGATGTCAATCAAACTGGTAATTTTACTATTAGCAACGATGCTGATATTGGACAAAATATTAATGTAGGTGCAAGTGCGCAGTTTGAGGAAATTTTAGTAAATGATAATGTTGTTACAACAACCACGTCAAACACACCCTTAGAGCTACGTGCAGCAGGCACAGGCACGGTTAACATACAAGAGACGGTCAATGTAGCAAACGACCTAACATCACGCAACACGACGGCTACAAACGCTAATATAACGCTTAACATTACTACAGATAATGCTAATATAGGCAATATTGAAGTAAACGACAACTACATTGAAACTACTAATGTTAATGGAAATTTAATACTTGTAGCAGATAGAAATGTAGTAGTTACAGGAACTAATGTTACACTTGCACAGGATCTAACAGTACAGGGTGCAACAGACGTACAAGCATTAGACATAACAGGCGCACTTGCTCACATAGGTGCATACAATCAAACTGGCGATTATACAATCGGCGGAGAATTAACTGTTGATAATGTTTATATTGAAGATAATTTTATTACTACAACTTCGGGTAACTTAATATTAGAAGCAACTGGCAATATAGATATTGATAGTAATAATATTGAAATTGAAAATGATTTAGACGTTAATGGTATAACTAATTTAGATGTTACCAATATAGATGGCACACTAACACACGTTGGTAATGCAGTACACACTGGTAACTTTGCAATTGGCGGCGAGTTAACTGTTGATAACGTTTATGTTGAAGATAACTTTATTACAACTACGTCAGGTAACTTAATCTTAGCTGCAACCGGCGATATTAATGTCGATGTAAATGATGTTGTAATTACAAACGATCTAACAGTAAGCGCCACAACTAGTTTACAAGGTACAAGCATCACAGGAACGTTAGTACACACTGGTAACACTAACCAAACTGGAAATTTAAATATTGCTGGTGAAATTAGTAATGGTAATATATTATTTGAAGATAATTTTATCTCAACTACAAATACTAATTCGGACTTAGAGTTACGTGCTAATGGCACCGGCGAAGTAGTAATTGATACAGCAGATACTCTAACTATTCAAAACAATCTAACTGTAGGCGGAACACTAACATACCAGGGCTTCCTAACTATCAATGGAGATGTTGCACTACTAGGAAATACACAAGACGGTAGTTTAACTGTTACTAATGATTTTGATATTACAGGAACATTAGATATTAGTTCACAAGCACAATTTGAAGATGTACGAATTGAAGACAATTTTATTACAACTACATTATCTAACAGTAACTTAGAATTACGTGCTAATGGAACAGGCGAAGTATTAATACCAAATAACAATGTACAAGTTAATAACACCTTATTTGCAGCAAGTATTAGCACAGGCGATATTAACGTCAACAACGATTTAGTACTTGACGAACTTGAAATAACTGATAGTAATATTGAGATTAACGAAAATTATATCTCAACTAAAACATCAAATAGCAATTTAGAATTACGTGCTACTGGTGATGTTGCTATTCAAGAAAATATTACTATAGAGCAAAACTTAACCGTAAACAGCAATACTAATTTACAAAACACTACAATTACAGGTACACTAACGCACGTTGGTAATACAACACAAACTGGTAACTATGTTTTAACCGGTACGTTAACATCCGGAATCTTAACAATGGCAAGACCATTACTGGTCGGCGATATTAAGATTAGTGGAAATGTTGTTGAAACTGTAGTATCTAATTCAAACTTAGATTTACGTGCAGTAGGAACAGGACAAGTTAGATTACAAGAAAATGTAGATATACAAAACAATTTAAGTGTACGTAACTTTAATGTTGCTAGTATAAATGTTGCTAATAGTGTTGATTTAGAAATAATAGACCTAAGTACAGATATACAGTTTGAAGACAATGTTATTACAACAACTAATTCTAATAGCAATCTAGAACTTAGAACTGCCGGTACCGGAAGTGTGTACCTACAAAACATAGAAGTAACACAGAGTAGCATTAGTACTAGGGCAACCATTGACAGTACAACGTCTAGCATTACAATAGCACCAACAGAAAATTTAATAGTTAATTCAACAACGTCACTACAACTTCCGATAGGATCAACGGCACAACGAATTGTGTCACAAGACACGTTCTTAGATGGCGGCGCAGCAATAAACAGTGCAAGCATATTAAATGGTGGAGATGCCAATACTGTATTTGGTGCAAGTGATACCATTTATAATTCAGGAGCATCACTACTAACTTCTTCAGGAAACATAGGCGACATACGATTTAATACTAGCGATAACGTATTTGAGTCTACCGGAGAAAGCGGTACACTCACGTTTGGAGGAATTTATTCAGCAAATAGACAAACTAGTGTCACTGCTGATCCTACATCCAACACTATTAGATTTGTTGTTAACGGTGCATCAACTCCACTAGATAGTTCAAGTTTAGTAGGTGAAGTTACAGGCGATGGATTAACTATACACGGAATACAAACTGATGATGTATTGTTAGATAACAACATTATTCGCACAACAGTTTCAAACTCAGACTTAGATTTACGAGCTAACGGTACTGGTAGTCTTGTACTAGATGACCTAACGTTATCAGGAAATACAATAAAAGATAATGCAAATAATTTAATTGTTAAAAGTACTGGATTTGGCCACGCTAAAATATCAGGAACTTATGGTGTTGTAGTTCCACTTGGAACTACAATTGTTCCGTC